TTTTTAAACATTCCCCCTACAGCTCCACCAATAGCACCTCCAACAGGCCCACCTAATATACTTCCTCCAATAGTGCCAAGCGCACCCATTAACCCTGCACCACTAGATGCTTGTGCCTGTGCGTTAGCTTGTGCCGCAGCAAGTTGATTAGCACGTTGTGCCGCGCCAAGGTTAAGACCTACAGAAGTATCAAACAACTGTGGAGTTCCCGCACCAATCGCACCAAGTCCAGTGTTGATAAACTGTTGTCCTTGTTGATAAGATAAAGGTGCAGCACTTAAAAGACTAAGACCTGGCTGAGTGTAGAATCCTTGTGCTACGTTGTAAGCATTCTGTCCTGCTTGTGCTGCCTCTGCACGTTTGCGAGCAAACACATCTTCACGCCCCATAACTTCAGAAGCGATCGCGGCATTGCCACCTAGCCTACCAGCCGCAGAAGCGGCCTCACGCGCCGTTTGTTGATACCCTCTCTGTTCTTCTGGGCTAATCCGTTGGGACGCAGCCAATGCCCTCTGAGCTTCAGTGTTAAAACCCTGCACAACACCTGCTTGTTCAGGTGACAATTGTTGCATCAGTCCACGGGTAAGACCTGCTTGCCCAGTCATCTGACCTAATTCAGCACCGCGAGCTTCACCCAAGCCCATGCCTGCTTGTTGAGCTGCTTCACGACTAAGACCAAAGATTCCTTGTTGTCCACCCGAACCACTAAGGAACGATTGAATATCACCAAGATTTAACCCTTGGAGCTTAGGACGAAATTGTTGCTCTTGCAATAATATTTCAGGCAATGATGCAGACACACCAGAAACGTATTCCTGAATATCTTTTCCATAATTCGCTTTTGGAGCTTTGATTTTTTTTGGCCCTTTAAACATGCTTCCCATAATATTATCGTAGTTTTGAAAAAAGTTTTTCTATTTTTATTAGCCTGGTATAACTTGACCCTTTGAATTCACGGCAAAATGAAATATATTCGTAATTGTCTTTAAGGAAGCGAACTCCATCAAGCATATTACCACACCACATAGTAACATAGAGTGTGTTGGAGTGTTCAAAAGCAACTGGCTTTTCTGGCTCTTCGCTGTGCGAGTGAAAGCAAAGAGCAAAAACTTTTGGAGTAGAAAGCACAATTCCATAAGACAAGTGCCAACCGATAAGGTTTTGTAAGTCAATGTCTTTGGATTCATAAAGTTTAAATGCTGTTTCTAAGTGGGGGTTCATTCAAGATCACTCATACATGATGTTTACTTGTCCAGCATCAAAAGTGTTTGCTCCACCAGCAGTAGTAATGCGTATGCGATCTAGTGTTGCAGATAGTGTTTTAGAGCCAGTAGATGACGCAACAGTGCTTCCTCTTGATAAATTTCCAAATGAAGTCCATATATTACCAGAAAAATTATTTATTATAATTGTTCCATAGTTAACTGAAGATGATGAATTTCCTCTTGATATGATAAATCCGTTGGTAGCTGTTTGATCTCCACTACGATCACTTGACTGGGAAACGTATGCAGTAGTTTCAACACCTCCAGCATCTCCGATTTGAATAATATATTCATCCCCACCGCTATTGCTGACCGCATCAAACATTACTGTAATGCGTTTAACTGTGGACGGTATAGATGTAAAATCAACACTTGTTCCGCTGGTTGTAGCTACCGCTGTTCTCCTTGTAATTACTGCTGCTACTTTGGTATCAGTATAAGCTTTAATGCTTTGCTGAGTTGCTAATGAAGTAGCACTGTCGCTTACCATATCATCCTCATCAAGAATGGAAACCTCGGATACAACACCAAGCGAGCCAGAAACATTTCCTAGTGCTTTCATGTTGGCTGCATATTGCATTTTTGCATATGTAACACCACTAGTGGCACTTGTTGAAGAGGCTATTGCACTAGTTGTAACAGCATTAGTAGCTAACTCATTTGAAGTAATACCGCTTGTTGCTACCTTCATCTTACCAGAAACCAACGCAAGCGTCCCACCAGAAAGTGCGTCACTTGTGAACAATGTCTGGTCAATGATATTATTTAGCGCGGAGCTAGTAATAACATCGTTGGTTGCAAAAGTATTGGTTGTTTCTACGACTCCTGGCATATTATGTCTGGGAAATGATTTGTCTGTTTGTCACTGATCCAGTGACTTTAATAGATGTTATCTTAGGAGAACCGATTGTTCGTGTCAAGGTTAGGCTTCCTACATAACCCCTGATACCACCAAGACGGAAACGAATGTTACCTGTCTCATCTTCAGGTGCAGCACCAGTGCCTAGAACTGTGCCACCAAGGAAGTCTGTTGTAGTCCCAATGCTCTGATTATTATCTGGATCTTCAGCAGCAAAGGAAATATCATACTCACCAAGGCCACCATCAACGCATTGCATGGTAACTTGCCCATCAGTAAAGCGTTTGCGGTCAAGATTACCTAAAGCATAACCCCTAGTGGTCAAAGATGAGTTAATAGAAAAGCTAGTTGCTGTTCCTCCAGATACTAAGCTGTCATTGGAAGTCTCGATTGCTTCTAATTCATGCAATCCACCTAAAGAAGTCACAGCGTAAATGTTGTTTCTTTCCGCAGCACTACCAATAATTATGTTTTTAATAATAAAATCATTAGCACCAAAGGTATCAATCGACTCCCAAGCCTTGTTTAAGAAGTTAAATATCAAAATTGTGTTATTTCCAAGTGCATCATTTGCTCCAGCTACCGAATCAAGTGCAACAGTAAGGTAATATCGGTTATTAAATAGCACACCAACAGAATCAGCCGCTAGATTCTTGTTGATCCGATCAATATACGGCTGAATATTCTTAGAAATAGGCTCATCTGCACCACGAAGGTTGTAATCATTTAAGAATTCAACAGCATAAACGCCTTCATCAGACAAAAAGAACATAGCGTTACCCTTCATCACAACGCTTTTCCTAGCTAAACACCCAACTTCGTCAGTTAACTGCGTAACTTTCGTGTCACTCAAGCTGCCAGCAGTTCCACTTATTAGATGCAAGCTATTGCGATTTAGAACAACAAGCTTGTCATCATAGAATCCTTGCATTGCCACCAAATAATCTGCTGTTCCGCCAGTAATTCGGAACTGGTTGGCTATCTGGTCAAACGTATGGCTGTCTAAAATATCCGATATAGTTATTTCATCGGTAATATTCCTATCCGTATAGGTTGGCGTATTAAACGTGCCATTAGGTTGGTAATAAAACGGAACCCACAATCTACGTTGAAAGTAAATACCCCAAGGTGGAGCTGGCTGATGGATAAAACCACCGCCTACACTAAATCTACCACCGAACTCAACTTGCAATCCACCTCCAAGACTAGCTAAGTTTCCAACAGGGGCAATAAACGAAATATTTGTAGTAGTAGCACTTAGCACTTCAAACGATTGTCCAGAAATGGCACTGAACTCTGGAACAGTTGTTTCATAGATAACGATCGTATCTCCTTTTACAATGGTTGTATTGCCAGTAACTGTAAGGCTTACAACACCATTGCTTACTGAACCATTGTTTCCAGTAGTAGTAAAGATTTGTGGCTGGGTATAAACACCTCCAGGAGCAAGCGTGAAACCTGCTTTTATTACAGCATTTGTAACTCCAAACGTCACTGTCTGAGAAGTCGTAAAGGTATATGTAAAGACATCTTTATCCGTAATAGATACAACTGCAAACGTTCCGTTGGCTGGTGTTCCTCCAGTTAATCCAGTAATGACAATAGAATCACCAACAGTCAACCCGTGATCCTTCACCCGCATCGTTACAGTAAATGCACTTGAACTAGCACTCTCAATCTGACGACCATTAGGAAACCACTCAAATGCTTGTAATCCATCACGGAACAGAAACACGCGATCAAACGCTTGTATCATGTCAGTATTACCAGCCAATGTCTTACCAGTAGGATACTTAATATCCTGAGTGGAATATCCATCAAGGTTAACCAAGATAGCCTTAGTATCCAACGCCAGCACAACACTCTCAGCATTCTGCGAGTTAGGGTCACTAAATAAACAAGATGCCCTTACGTTCACGTTGGCAGAATCATTGATCGGAGTTGTAGACAATGTTCCTGTCTGGTCACTAATCGAAGTCAATCCAGTAACTGTATAAGTCAATGTGCTTGCACCAGTCACAGTCAAAACAAAATCACCATCCATCGTCACGTTACCCACTAACCCAGTAATCCGACCCAATGCAGTTCCCGTCAACCCATGCGCCACTGAAGTAGTTATCGTAACCAACCCAGCAGCAACACTAGCCGCAGTAATACTCTTAGCAGAATCAATCAAAAAGAAAGGCAGCTGCAAAGGACTACCACCACTAGTCAACGATCCTGTTCTAGCCAGAACCCCACGACGAGGCTTCCAGTAACCCTCCATACGTCCATTCAAGGACTCCCTAACCTCACCAATCTCGAGTTGGTTTAACTGCAACCTCTGATTAACACCCGCAAATCCACCATCCCCATCCGAGGACTGGCCATCATCCATCGCACTACCACTTTGTGCATACTGACTCATTATACGTTATACGCAATAACAACTCCACTCGTTACAGTAACTGCCGTAAACCGACCACCAAGACCCAACCCTGCTGGAATCGTAATCGTCTGAAGCCCACTAGCATTCGTAATATTTGAAGAAGTCAACACGCTCAACACAGTGTCAGTCACAACCTGAATCCAACGGAAATTACCTGTCACCGCACCACTAGCCGAAGTAATAACTTGACCGCCGCCTTGACCCTGGAGGTCGTATGAAACTGGACTGCTCATGCCCCACTTCTAGCATAATGGATAGTCTTGTCAAGCAGTTTCCCCTTTAGCCATTTTTTCGGAGGGTGGGAGATCCAATAGATGTAACCGCCGCGACCACAGCTCGACCCCCTCCCCCCTAACGCAACAAACTCGCAATAGCAAACCACTTGCATTTAGAACGACCGCTTGAATGGTGTTCATTTGAGTAGTGCTTGGATGAACACTAGCCTAGTCAAACGACCGATTGAGCCTATCGCTTGATTAAAACGATCGTTTAAATTGCAGTCGATTGAATTCCGATTGTGAATAATGTTAATAAGTCAAACAATCGTTTGCTTGCCACCTATAGCGTTGTCCGATCGCCAGCTAATTACGTACGCTACATGCATCACCCTGCCAAAAATTAGAGCTTGACACTGTTAGATGATCGTCATTATACTATTCTTAGAAAGCAAAGAATCATTGAAAGGAAATCCCAAGCTATGCGACTCACAAGCGAAGCAAGGTTGCGACTTGTTGAGTATTATTTACGGGGATGTGGAATAGGTTTCTAGGGTATTCACTCCTTACTTTCTAGGGTATATATCCTTATCCTTATCCTTATGTCCTTATCCTTATATCCTTGTCCATTGTGCTTGTGCTTTGCTCTTGTACGTACCCCTTGGTATTGCTTTGCGAGTTGATTGATCGTTGGATTTGATAATATCGTTGAAATATTTTTCACCTATTTACCTAACAATTAATCGCTGAAAAGCTTGTGGTTGCTAGGGTTTACGGGTTGGCAAGCAAAAAGTGATAAATTATTTTCAAGATGTAGACAAAAAGATGTCGACAATCTATCCATCGAATGCTTTTCTTTTCCCGTCAGCTGTTCCACTCAGCTTTCTGCTCTGTCAGGTTCTATCCCTGCACTCGTTATGCGCGAAATGATTCGGGACGCGCCCTTGCAAGGATTGCTTCATGGTGAAATTCCATGTCTTTAATGTCACCGCAAAATGCGCCCGTCACAAGTCGGGACAAAGACAGAGTGAAGATAAAAAACAAAAACAAAATGAAAACTAATTATTCCGCAGATTACATAGCTAAATCAGAAGCTCTTAAATCTCATCCTACCACTAAACTTGCAGATGCCTATGAGGCTTGGATTGCTGCATCGTATGGAACTGACAATGAAGCTTACGCGAAAGCAGATGCTGCATATGCTGTCCTTAAAAAGCTTCACAATAAAAAATCTAAATAATTCAAACCAAACCAAACCAAACAAAATGACAAATCAAAATCAACTCGCTGCCATGCTCAAATTCGCTCGACTCCATGACTGGGGCAATCAAGCTTTAATCCCTGCAAATTGTGATGCACTTCACGTTTACGATAGCTATACAAATCAAATCGTCATCTTTTACGATATGCAAACGCTCAAAGCATGGGCGGGGTATTAATTCGAATAAACCAAACCACACACACACATATGAAAATCATCTATTGCATCGTTCCTCGCGAAGATTCCAAAGGAGTCTTTTATACCATCGACTCCGTAACCAAGGGAGGTTCTGGCGGTAGCACACCGTTTGACCAGAAACCATCCACAGAGGAGATTGAAGCACATCTTCGCTCTATCTATCCAGAAATGACCGAAAGCGTTTGGCACATCAATACAAGCCAAACTCCTGAAGAAATAGCAGCTCTTTATTTCTAAATCACACACACACACACCATGACAACCATCCAAACAAAATACGGTTCAATGAATCTTTATCAATCCATGGACGAACTGGACAGCTTCACTTATGACGATTGCGTGAACTGGCTTCAATTCAATGATTCGAATGGCTGCTATTCAATAGAAGAGCAAATGGAAGAATTTGGAGAGATTGCAGATATTGACGATATGAAAGAAATGATCCTTGAACAATCAACCAACGCTTAATTTTAAACACACACACACACACACACCAAATACACATATGAAAAAACGAAATAGTTTACTAGGCATCTCAAACGCTAAAACCTCAAAAGGCGAAGACCTTGGAGTCTTAACGGGTATTCTCTACCTTGCCCCACACACCATAGCGGGGCGAAATCTATGTCCTTTCGCATCTGCAGGGTGTGCAGCAGCTTGTCTTTACTCTGCAGGTCGAGGAGCATTCAATTCTGTGCAGCTCGCGAGGATCGCTAAAACCAAACTTTTCCATGCAAATCCCCGTGCCTTCGTTGAAATGCTGGCATTGGACATTGCAGCTCTCGAGCGTAAGGCGATCAAACTAGGCATGATTCCTGCAGTCCGTTTAAATGGAACATCCGATTTGCCATGGGAAAATTTAAAGGGTGAGCTTGGCATTTCACTTATGGAAAGATTCCCATCCGTAAGCTTCTACGATTACACAAAAAACCCATCACGTGCCATTGCATACGGGCAAGGAAAGATGCCGATTAACTACCACATCACATTCTCACGGTCAGAATCAAACGCTCACGCTGTTCTTTCCGTGATTGATACACCCGCCAACGTCGCTGCAGTATTTGATACCCCGAAAGGTCAACCTCTTCCTACCACATGGGCGGGTCGCGAGGTGATTGATGGCGATCTCACTGATATCCGCTTTTGGGATAAAACTAACGTGATCGTCGGATTACGTGCCAAGGGGAATGCAGGAAAAGCCGACGAAAGCGGTTTCGTAATTTCCACAAAGTAAACCTTAACCATGCAAGGTTCTATCCCTTGCCCACTATCACACACCACTATCACCAAACCATGACCACCCAGAAACAAATCCGTGCCAGCTTTTGGCAATCTCACCCCGATCTAGAATCTCACGCCTTAAAATGGCAGATAAAGACCGCGCCTCACGATCGCCACAATGCCACCACTAGGTCGGCTTTCGTGGACTATGTAGATGCACTAGCCAGGAATGGCGAAATATCCGATAAACTAGCCTCACGCGCCACGCTATAACCAAACCAGCAAGGTTCTACCCCTTGCACTATCA